GAATTTGGTAAGCGTGTGGAACTTGTAGAGCAAGACACTGCTTTCCGAAAGTCTGGCGATCTCGGCGAGATAGTACAGAATCAGCCTGAAACGGTTGAAAAATCCCTATGGGGCGGTAGTTTCCTCAAAACAGCCGATCTATTCATTTAGAAAAAATCACAGGAGGTGACAATATGTCGGAACAAATTATAGAAAAGAACCAGCCAGGTACTTCAGGTAACCTAGGCGGAACCACACCAGGTTTGTATCAAGGACAAGGAGCATTTGCTTCAGGTTCAGATGCAGGTTCAAACGTACCAGGTAATTATACTGATGGTGGTGTATTGGGTAATATCCCAACAGCACTAGCAGGATCAAACGCTGGAGCAAACGCAGTAAATCCTTCAGGTGAGGCTGGATCAGGTATCCTACGTCCAGAGCAAGCACGTCGTTTTATTGACTACGTGTGGGATGCTACCATTCTCGCCCAAGATGGCCGTCGTGTTACTATGAGAGCCAATACAATGGAACTCGAAAAGGTAAACGTTGGAGAGCGTGTAATTCGTGCAGCAGCGCAAGCAGTTGGCGACTACACAAACGCAGGTGCATCATTCTCAAAGGTTGAATTGACTACAAAGAAAATTCGTCTTGACTGGGAAGTATCTGCAGAAGCACTAGAAGATAACATCGAAGGTGCACAATTAGAAGATCACATCGTTCGCTTGATGACAAACGCTTTCGGTAATGATATCGAAGACCTTGCAATCAACGGAACAGGTACAGGATCAGACGCATTCCTTTCAATTATGGAAGGTTTCGTAAACCGTGTTAAGACTGATGGATTTGCAAATGAAGCAGTTGTAACAGTTGCAGATAACACATGGTCAACAGACGCAATGCAGAAGATCATTCTTGCAATGCCACGTAAGTACCGTGCACTTAAGTCAAACCTTAAGTTCTACGCAGGTACAGATGCATTCCAAGGAATCATCAAGAACAACGGTACACTTGCAGACGCAGTAGCAGAAGCATTTGCTAACCGTCCAGCAGGTACTGCTGCAAACCGTCAAGCATACCTTGATGGCGCTGGACAGACATTCGGTGGAGCACGTACAACACGTGTTCTAGGAATTGACGTTCAGGAAGTTCCATACTACCCTGCAGGATATGTCGACTTGACATTCCCTCAGAACCGTGTATGGGGATTCCAAAGAGATATCACTGTTAACCGTGAATACAAGCCAAAGAAAGACACTGTAGAATATACAGTCTTCGTTCGCTTCGGTATTCAATGGGAAGAACAAGATGCTGTCTCATGGGCAGACGCTGCAGAAGATGCATAATCTGTAAACAGTAAAAATTAGGGGGAGTAGGAGTTAACGCTCTTACTCCCCTTTATTACTTATAATGATATAATACTAACAAGGAGGAATTATGGAAAACATTAATGAAAATCCAATTGTAGAAGAAACAATATATGAAGCACCAGTTTTTGAAACACCAGTTGTTGAAGAGCCAGTTGCAGAACCTATTGTAGAAACTCCAATTGCAGAAGAAGTTCAAGCAGTAGTTGAGGCACCTGCATATGAGGCACCTGAAGAAGTTCAGGCACTTGGCGCAGTAGAAGAGGGAGTTATTGGAGCAACAACAGCACCAAAGGCATCCCCAAAAAAGAAGAGTGCAAAGGCTACTGAAGTTAAAGAAAAAGTAGCAATTTACTCAACAAAAAATGTTACATGGTCAGAAGTAGGCAAGGTTTACCGTGGCTATAATATAGTTGAAAAAAATGCAGCAGAAAAATGGCTTACTCGTTCACACATTCGCATAGCAACCCCAGAAGAGGTCGCTAAGGAATTCGGGAAGTAATTCATGGAAATATTGAGAGTTCCGCCATATGAAACAATTGCAGTAAACTTTGTTGTACCATCAGGGTATAACGATGTAGACATCTATGCAAGAGTTACAGATATGGCGGATCTTTCAGTACAAGATATAGAGTTTTTAGATTCATCTACAGGAGATAATTTAGAAATTTCTCTTCCTGGAAAATATGACAATAATTATAGAGTAGAACTTTTTAAAATTGTTAGCAATACAGAAGTTTTAATCTACGAAGAGTTTTATGAACTAATTAGGCCATACGTAGATCCAAATACATTAGGAACAACTGCATCTGAAATTGCTGAATACACAAAATTAGAATTAGTTGCAAGATCAATAATTGACACATTTGTACCAGAAGGATTTTATAATAAAAAAGTAACAGTAGTTGGAACTGGAAATGGTTCAGATTACTTCCCACTATGGGAAAAAGTTTACAGAGTGTTTAAAGTATATGAGAATAACGAACTAGTTTATGACAGATCGACTCCAGATACAAATAAATATGAGTATGTAATTACAGCAGATAAAACTGCAATTCAAAAAATTTATGCTGGACAAATGAACAGATACGAATCAACTGCCCCAAACCTTCCAATAGGAAGAGGAGATCTTGGATACTATGGATATGAGGGTGTTGGCTTTCCTCAAGGATACGACTACACATTTGTTGTTGACTATGGGTATATTACAGTTCCAGCAGACATTGAGTATGCACAAAAACTTTTAATAGAAGACTTAAAGTGTGGAAAGTTAGATTACTACAAAAGATATGTAACGGCCTACAACACTGATCAATTTAAAATTCAGTTTGACAAAACAATGTTTGACGGTACTGGCAATTTCTTGGTAGATAAAATACTAGAAAAATATGTTAAGACCATTGTAAAGCCAGGGATAATTTAATGATATGCGAAGAGCCAGATTTTATATTTCCAATGCAAGCGGACATTTATTATCCAAATGTTGAGCAAGGCACATATGGAAATGTTAAAAAAACATGGATTTTAGATAAAACTATTGCTGCTAATTTTAATGCTGCAGGAACAGCAGGGAATGAAGAAGTAAAGCCAAATGTAAATATTACACAAAAAACAACTCTTATTGGTAGAGTAAAAACAGACATAAGAATTTCAAGTTTAGATGCTCCTCATTCAATAACTAACATTATTTTAACAAACGTTCGTGATAAAAATTGTAATTATATTTATACAGAAACAGCAGGACCACGAGCAGGAAAATCTACAATCTTTGAAATTGCAACACAAGAACCATTTGTAGGACCCTTCGGTGGCATTGAGTATTACAATTTAGTAGTACGTAGATCTGAAAATCAGGCGGTAGATGTATGAGAGTAAAATTTGACGACAAGGCATTTATTAAAGACATGGACAATATTATTAAATATTCTTATGGATTTCTTGAAGGAGTTCAAACAGGTAAGCGCAAACTTTATGAAAGACTTGGACCAGAAATTGTAGAACTTGCTTCACAGTATGTTGATGTAAATGCAAGAGTAACACCAGAACTGCTTCACCATATATATGAATGGGGTAAGTCAGGAAGTCCAAAAGCAAGATTGTTTGACATAGATTACAAAATAAACAATCTTGGAATAACATTTAGTACAGCATTAAAACAGTCATCTTCTATTAAAGATGGATCTAATGTGCCATTTTATGATAAAGCAACAATAATGGAAAAGGGTGTTTCTGTAACTATTCTTCCTAAAAAGGCTAATGCACTTAGGTTTGAAATAAATGGTGAAGAGTTTTATTCTAAAGATGGTGTCGTAGTTGATAGTCCTGGAGGACAGACTAAGGGCCAGTTTGAAAAAGTTATAGATGAGTTTTTTGGAATATATTTTAAGCAATCATTTTTAAGATCAAGTGGATTACAAGATCACTTTAAAAAACCACAAGTGTTTAAGAAAAATATTAAAGCGGGTAAAAGAGGTGGAAGAAGTCTTGGCAGAAAAATCGGTCATGACTGGGTAGCAAATGCAGGGGCTGTATCATAATGGCAGAATCAACATCAACATTTAATACTCCAGTTTTATGGATTAATAAATATCTTCAGGAAAAAATTATTGAATTAGCAGAAGTTCCAATGCCATTTTTTCCTTCTAGGCCAACATCTATAGACGAGTTAACCGAACAATGGATTGTAGTAAATGATGAAAGATATTCGTATGCTGGTGTTATGGCAACATGGGATAGACTTGTTCGTATGCGTAGGTCATCTTTTCCACACATAAAGCAAGAGCAACTTCTTTATTATTTTTACGCAACAGCAGAAGGTGTCACAGAGCAAATGATTCGTGTTCAAGAAGCAGTATTGCGCTTGATGGATCGTGAAGATGAAACGGCAGAAGAGATTAATAAGTGGGCAAAGTCCAAAGGTCAAATAGACGGAATGGACTGCAAGTTCTTCTTCCACAGATTTAGAGTATATCAACTTGAAGAAGTAAGAGATATTATTGACTTTGGCACAGCCCGTACCTATGGCGGTAACAAGATAATCATTGATTTTGAGTATCACCAAGACACAAGTATTGTATAAAAGGGTTGTATAATTACAGATGAGGAAACAAGCCCTTTAATCTATAAAGAAAAAAGAGGTGAAATATATGGCATATACACGTGGTAGTTCAAACGATATTATCGTTGGAGCAGCAGCACTCTTCACATATGAAGAAGGCGCACTTGCAGACGCAGACATGCCAGCATACGTAACAGGCGACTCATACAAGGATACCCTTGCAGATGACGCAGACTTCCGTAATGTTGGATATACAATGAATGGTTTGGAAATTCAATTCCAACCAGATTTCGGCGAGGTAGCAGTAGACCAGGTACTTGACGTTGCTAAGTTATTTAAGCAAGGCATGCAGGTAAACCTAAATACTACATTCGCAGAATCAACACTAGAAAATCTTCTATTTTCCTTAGCAGGAAAAGGAACTGATCTAGAAATAGTTTCAACAAACCCAACCCTTAGACTTTCAGCAGGTGACATCGGAGATGTCCCAGTTGAGCGTGGTTTAGTAGCAGTTGGTCCAGGAACTGGAGACGCTTCCATTACTGCTGAGCGTATCTATGTTGCATACCGTGCACTTTCAATTGAAAATGTTACAGTAGCAGCAAAGCGTGACGAAGCAACAATGTTCGAAGTATCATTCCGCCTTCTTCCAAATGATAACGCATCATACGGAAAGATCGTAGATCGTACTTACGTACCAGCGTAATACAACTTAATATATGAGAGGCTCAATCCTTCGGGGTTGGGCCTTTCTGTTTGGTATACTATATAAATGGCTACAGAAGTATATCAGAGTGATTATTTAACTCTTATAGATGGTACAGAGTTATTTATTACACCATTAAAAATAAAATATCTAAGACAGTTTATGGTTGCTTTTGAGTATGTGAAATTAGCAAAAAATGATGATGAAGCAATTGATGCTTTAGTTGAGTGTGCCCGAATATGCATGAAACAATATTATCCAAAAATTTCATTATCAAAAGAATTAGTTGAAGACAATTTTACATTAAAAGATATTTATCACCTTTTAGATATTGCAGCAGGAATTAAGGTAAATGAAAAATCTAAAGAGCCAGTAAAAAAACAAGCAACGGATAGTGGATCAACTTGGGAAACACTAGACTTAGCAAAACTTGAGTCAGAAGCGTTTTTGCTTGGTATTTGGAAAGACTATGAAGAATTAGAAGAATCTATGTCTATGCCAGAAATAACGTCAACTCTATCTGTTAAAAGAGAGTTAGATTATGCAGAAAAAAAATTCCTTGCAGCAATGCAAGGTGTAGATCTAGATAAACAATCTGGAAAACAAGATGAGTGGGAGGCCATGAAAGCAAGGGTATATAGCAAAGGAGCAACTCAAAACCCTAATGATATACTTGCATTACAAGGACAAAACGCTGCAAATAAAGGTTTTGGAATTGGTATGGGTCTAACCTATGAAAAAATTGACTAGTTTAATAGACTAGTTTGTGATATAATAAACTAACTAAACCAGGGGGAATAATGGCTGAAAAAGCAAATAGAAAGACAGTTACACTAGTAGACGGAACCACATTACAGGTTCAACCACTAAAGATTTCACTACTTCGTCCATTTGTAAAACGATTTAGCGATCTAGCACTTGTTGCAGATGATAACGACAAGTCAATGGACGTATTGCTTGACTGCGTACAAATCGCAATGAAACAATACAAACCAGAACTTTCAGAAAATAAGGAATCACTAGAAGACCTTCTAGACCTTCCAACAGTATACGAGATCATTGAAGCCGCATCAGGAAGCGATGTTGCCACAAACAATAATCTTATTGCAACAATCAGCAAGTAGTTTGTAGGGGGAGGTGTTATGAAAATTGTCAGACGTAAATGCTAATATAGGCATAAATTTTAATACGGCTGACGCCTTAGCACAACTAAGAACACTTCAGGCTGGTTTAAGCAAGTTTCATCAAACGCTTGCCCAGGGAAACCTTGCAGCAACAAATGCACAAAAAGGTCTTAATGCACAACTTATCCAGTCAGTTAATGCAACTGGAAAGTTTGCTGCATCTCAAGCAAAAGTAGCAACAAGTACTCAATCATTTACATCTGCTCTTGAAAAAAATAAGTTAAGCATGGGCCAGTACTTTAGGTACACGGCTGCTGCTGCTACGGCAAACACAAAATCACTAACCAACATGTTTGCTCAAGAACGAGAAATTATTAACCGTGCACGTAGAGACAGAGTAAAAGCCTTACAGACACAATACATTCAATTGCAAAAAGCAAATGGTGGTTTTGCTGATGCAATAAGAATTATGCCAAAAACTTTAATGATGGCAAACGGCCAATTTACCGAACTTGGAACAAGAATTCAATATGCTGCACAAAGACAGCAATTCCTAAATCAGTTGCTTAAACAAGGATCAACACAACTTCTAAACTTTGGTAAAAACACTCAGTGGGCTGGTCGCCAGTTAATGGTTGGACTTACAATCCCTCTAGGAATGCTTGCTTCATATGCTGCAAGAGCATTTAAAGAAATGGAAGCAGCAACAATAAAGTTCCAACGTGTATATGGAGATGCCTTTACTGATAATGCAACAACAGACATAGCAGTTGAAAATATTAAACGAATTGGTATGGAATATACTAAATTTGGTATTGCAGTTAAAGATACAATGGAAATGGCAGCAACCGCTGCAGCAGCAGGCTTTCAAGGAGCAGCACTTGACGCACAGGTAAAAGAGGCAAACAAACTTGCAGTTCTTGGACAGGTAGAACAACAGCAAGCACTAGAAACAACTATATCTTTACAAAATGCATTTGGACTGTCAACAGAAGATCTTGCAAAGAAAATTGATTTCCTTAACGCAGTTGAAAACCAGACTGTTCTTTCTATTGAAGATTTAACAATTGCAATTCCTAAAGCAGCACCAGTTGTAAGACAACTTGGTGGAGATGTAGAAGACCTTGCCTTTTTTATGACTGCTATGAAAGAAGGCGGAATTAATGCATCAGAAGGTGCTAACGCATTAAAGTCTGGTCTTGCATCTATGATTAACCCAACAAAGAAAACATCTGAAATGCTTGCAGCAATGGGCATAAATATCAAGGGTATTGTAGAAGGAAATGCTGGAGATCTAAAAGGAACCGTAGTAGGATTAGCAAGAGCCCTAGATGAGTTAGACCCACTAAACCGTGCAAGAGCAATTGAGCAATTGTTTGGTAAGTTCCAGTTTTCAAGAATATCAACATTATTTCAAAACGTAGTAAAAGAAGGAAGCCAAGCCTCAAGAGCCCTTCAACTATCTGGTGCTTCACTTGAAGAGTTAGCCATTATTTCTGAGCGAGAAATGGGAAAGATTGAAGATTCAGTTGGAGTTAAGTTTCAAGCAGCAGTAGAACAATTTAAACAAACTATTATGCCAATAGGAAAACAATTCTTACAAGCATTAACACCAGTTGTTGAATTTATTGGTAAACTATTTGAAAAGTTTAATAACTTATCTGATGGAACTAAAAAGTTTGTAACAATTCTTACAGCAGTCGTTGCTGGAATTGGTCCAATATTCTTGATGACATTTGGTTTGCTTGCAAACGGTCTTGCAAATTTAATTAAGTTATTTGCATTAATTAGAGGTGGAATGGCAAAATTAAATGGTCAAAATAAAGTTTTAGGTGGGGGCTTTGATTATTTAACACAACAAGAAATTGAAAACCTATCATCATCTAATGCGTTACATGGTGCACATTCAAAACTTATTCAGGTATTTAATGTTGAAAGCATTGCACTTCAAAAATTAGCAAACTCATATGCAAATGCAGGATCACAAGCCAGAGCCCTTGCAGCATCTTCTCCTGGACTATTTGCATCACCAGGCGCTGCTGCAGCAGTTTCAAAATTACCTGGTGGACAAGGTAGACCAGTTAAACGATATGCAAAAGGAGTATTGCAAGTACCTGGTCCAAAAGGTGCGGGAGATGTACAGGCAGCATTTCTTGCTCCAGGAGAAGCAGTTTTACCAGCAGATGTAACCGCAAAAAATATTGATTTCTTACATGCAATGATGGCTGGAAAGACTCCTGGATATATGGCAGGTTCTATTCCAGAACTATCTCCAGCAGCAAAGAGTCAGTCACAAGTTGAAATGCAAAAGTTCTTTGATTGGGCAGATGATCAAATAAAATCTTCAAACCTAGCCCCACAACTTAAAGGACGATGGAAGAAGTCAGCAGGTCCAGCATTTAGACAAAGTTTAATGGAAAAGATGATTTATGATCCAAGCAGCAAAACATTCTGGACAAACATGGGTGGAACAAATGGAGTCAACCTTGAGCGAATGCAAGAAAGATTTAATTACAGATTTGGAATTGCACCTGATCCACAAACTGGTAAATATGCAAGATCAAACCTATTTAATATTAGTAAATTTTTAAATAACGTTACATCTGGTGGTCAGTCAAAACGTGCTGGAGATATTTCTGCTAATAACCCAAAGGCTAAAAAAGTTTGGGATGAAATAAAAGTAGCAGCATCAAACCCTGCTGGCATTAAGTCAGATAAAACAATTAGAAAGTATACAGATTTCCTTGCTAACATGAAAGACGGATTAGGAAATGACACACAATTAGCAAAAGATTTAAAGTCTAACTCTCCATTAACAAGAAAAACTGCAATGGAATCGGTTGATAAAATGTTTAAACTTGATGCGTCCCATGCTCAAGCAGTAAAAGTATATGATAGTTTAGAAGATGCACAATCAGGAAAATCAAGACCAGCATCAAAAAATGAAAAATATTCTCTTGGTCAAATAGGTCCAGATTACAGAGTTGTAAATGAATTTGTTAAAACAAATGACCCAGGAAATAAATCTAGATTTGAAAAAATATTAGAATGGAATAATAAAAGTGGAAACCCGCTTGCAATTGATGCTACACAAAACAAAAATCTCCAGTCTGCAATTCAATCAATTATTAAACAGGGAAATCATCCATTCGACCCACAAAATCAAAAACATGTAAAGGCTCTTGCAGAACTTGAAATAAAAGCAAGAGATTTAATGACAGTCAATCCATCTAAAGCAAAAGGCTTGTCGTTTTTAAGCAAGTCCCCTAGTGCATATATAAATGCAAGACTTACAGACAACATAATGTCTGATAGAATTTCAGACTCTAATTGGTTTAAGAAGATGAATGAAAATAAGATGTTTATGAACACATCTGTTCTTGATGATCAAGGTAGACCAGTAAGAGGCGGACTCGAAACAGTTAGAAAATCTGAGTATTACTTTGATTCAAAGACTGGTAGATTTATACCTTACACTGGACAAAACACTTCTGCTGTTGCAACTGGTAGAGTAACTGGCAAAGGAACAGAAACAAGAACTCCAGACGTTAATAAAACTGGAGGGCAGCCAACAGCAACAAGATCTCAGGCAACAGCCTTTGCTGCAAGGCGTGATGCTGGTGACCCAAGATTCCAGGGACTTGGAACTGAGTCTCCACTAAGCAAGAATGCACAAGGAAGAATTACAAATGCTATGCAGGAGCAGGCACGTTTATTAAAACTAAGAAACAACTTATCATCAAGAGAAATAGAACAAGCGCTATCTCAATACAGAAGAAGACTTGTAGTTGCAGAAACAGAAAAAGCAAACGCTCTAATACAAAAACAAACAATGCGTGAGCAGGCAAAAATTGATTCTGAAAGAGTTGTAAATTCTAGGGCTATAGCAAAGCAAGAACGAGCACAAAGACGAATGGCTCTTCAGGAAAAAGTTGGAAGATACTCTGGAGGAGCATCTGCAGCAATGGGTGGAGTTGCTATGGGTGCGATGATGATGGGAGCAGACTCTAAGGTCACTGGTGGCCTATTTGGGGCCTCTGCACTGGCTGGTATGGCTCCAATGCTAACAAACCCATATATTGCTGCAGGAACGGCTGTAGTGGCTTTGGCTGGATCTTTATGGATGCTTGACAAATCTGCCAAAAAAGCAGCAGAAGCACAATCAAAATTAGTTGATTCAACTTCGGCAACAAGTGAAAAAATGAAGTCTATTGGAGAACTTACTGGTAAGGTTGGTGCTTCAGAAATATATGCACGTAGACGTTCAACCTCAGTATCAGACAGATACACAACTGGGTTTGAAAGAGGAAAGCAACAGTTTGGTTCTACATTCTTAGAAAGCGAAACTGGAAAAGGTGTAATGTCTGGATTTACAGAAAGCATGAAATCTGGAACAGATATTGCTGCCAAACAAATGGCACTACAACTTTCTGCTTACGTTTCAGATGGAATAATGACAGCAGAACAAGCGCATAGTGTTGCAAAACAAATTGGAATTAACTTAAACAATCAAACACTTACTTCTCAAATAAGTGGGCAGTTGTTAGATCTTATAGGTCCATCTGGAGAAGACTTACTAAAAAATCCATTAGAAATAAGAGTAAGACTAGTCGAAGAGCAAAGAGGTCTTTCTAAACAAATTGGATCTATGTTTAAAAAAGAAATGGCAAATCCAACTGATGAGTTTACAGATTTTACTGCAAATGATAATGCAAAAAAGATGGCAGGACAGGTGGCTGCATACGGTGCACAAAACCTAGAATTTAATCAAGCACAAATTGATTCACTAAATGTTCAATATGATAAAGAACTAAAGATACTTGAAACTCAAAAAGCGGCAACTACAGACGCTGCAAAAAGAAAATTAATAGATGATCAAATTGTTGCTTTAGAAAATAAAAGAGAAGCAAGCGTTCAGACTTTAAGAAAAGCAAACAGTGAAATACTTAAAGATCAAATTGCTGCATTTAGGATTGCACAAGAAAAAAGTAATGTAGAAAATGCATTCTTTGATTCTCTTAAAGATCAGGTAAGAACAAAATATAAGGGTACAGCCCAAGAAGCGTTTGTTGATCCATTACTGAAGTCCACTGCAGATCTAAAGAGCAAAGAACTAGAGGTTAAGATAAATACAATAGTTGCATCTGGACAAATGCCTCCTGCAACAGCAACCACATTATTAGATATGTTTTCTGGAGATGAAGCAGAACTAAATAAATTTATTAACATAACAGCAAAATTACAAGATCCAGGAAAAGTTTCTGAACTGGTAAACTCGCTTGGTGGAATAAAAAATAAAAAAGTTGTAAAAGCAATACTTACAAAAATTTCTTCAACAAATCCAAAAGAAGCAGACAAGTTAATGTCAACAATTGCTCTTATGCAAAAGATGGCTGGTAAAGAAATTAATATTGAGGCATTCTTTGAACAAAAAGACGCTATGGCACAACTGCAAGCATTGCAGACAAAACTTGAAGAAGTTGAAGGTATGCCAAATCCAATTACAAAAGAAGCAATTGCTCTTATAAATACAGATGGAAACTCATCAACACAAGATATGACAGCACTTCTTGCAGTTTGGGATAAATGGGGAAATCTGCCAGATGAAACTAAAAAGACAGTTATACAAGAATACATAACTCTTTACAAAACAATTGATGATGAGTCGGCACTTGCAAGCATAAAGGCCAGAAACCCAAGAGCAAGAAAAATTACACAAGCACAAATTAATGCTGAAAAAGGAAGAATTGCAGCCGAAGAAACTATGCAAGCAACAAAGCAAGACATTGCATCTGCAAAAGTTGGTAAGTCTCAAGACGGTCTTTCTGATGGTTCAAAAAAGGCTGACCCACTAGACTTCCTTGACTCACTTGCAATGAGAATTAAAAATGTTCGTAATGCAGCCTTTGATGCAACAGCCCCACTAAAATCTATGATTGCAGCATTTAGCGGAAAACAGGCTCAAAAAGATGCTTCAAAGATGTTTTCTTTATTTGATGGCTTACAACAAAAAATGGTTAAACTTGGTGTTCCAAAAGAATTTAGAGATATGATTTCTGGAATGAATGCAGATGATTTTAATAAGTTTGCATCATTGCCAAAGGGCAAAAATATGTTTACTTATGAAAATAATAAACCAAAAACAAAAGCAAACATTACTGGATTAACAAAAGAAGGCCAGGCTGTTATGCAAACATACCGTGAAGCAGTAATTGGAGAATTCAATGTTGCACAAAAAGAAGTTTTAGAAACAACAAAAAATCAAGATGAAGCATTTAAAATTCTTATTGCTTCTGGAATGAGCACATCCGATGCACTAAAAACTGTAGAAGATTCTGCAGTAGCAGCAGGCATTGCATCAGGTGCACTTGGCAAAAATGGTTCTGAAGAAATGAAAAAATTTATTGCAGATATTCAGGCAGCATCTGACGAAACATCAAGACTTAACGCACTAACAAAAGCAAGGCAATCAAACTCAGATTTTGCTATTTCAAAAAATGCTCCAGGACTAGCAAAATCTATGAAGGAAGCGGGATACAGTGCTGATCAAATTAATGAGGCCTTGTCAGATCCTGATATTGCAAAGGAATTAATTAAAGATCTTAAAGATGGAAAAATTGAAGCAGGAGATATAAAAGATTACATTGATTCAATAGCAGAAAAGAAATCAATTGATATTCGTGTAAAACTTGCAATGGGAGATTTTGCAGGGGCAGCAGAAGAAGGCAGACAACTAGTAAATGAAATGTTTTCTGTACAAGAAGCACTAATTACAACTGGCCCACTTGGACAACAATTAGACGCAAATAATCAAAAGATTGCAGATTACCAGACAGAACTACTTCCATTCCAAAAACAAATTGATGGTATTAATCAGTCAATATCTGATGCCCAAAGAAACATTGAGATCGCATATACAAGACCAATAGGGGCCCTTCAAACTGAAATAGAATCATTAGATAGACAACTTGACACAAGTCCAATATTTGGAAATCGGGCAATAAAAACAATTCAGGATGAAAACATAATTTATGGAAATGATCTTGCTATTATTTCTCATCAAGCAGATGCTGTTAATAAATCTTATGACGAACAAGTAAAAAACCTCAATGAGGTAAAGGCAATTAATGATCAAATAATTGCTCAACAAGGTAGACAACTTGGTCTTGCTGATGCACTAACTCAAGGTGATATTGCTGCAGCAGCAAAGGCTGCACAGGAAATGAGACAGGCAAATGCTGATCAATATGCTACATCGCAAATTGATGTTATTGAACAAGCAAGGCAAAATGCTTTAGGAAATCTAAAGGGGCCACAGTCTGGTTTGACACAAATTCAAATTCAAGAAAAACAATATCAAAATGCTCAAAAACTTTATGCAATGGAAAATGATCCAGCAAGGCTTAAAATAATTGCAGACATTCAAAAGAAGCAAGATGAAATTTATAACTTGCAACAACTTCAAAATGTAGAACTTGCTAAAATTAAAACAAAAGAAGATGAAATTTACAATATTGAAAATACCAAGATTCGTCCAATTCAAACAAACATAGATGCACTAACATACCAAAACACTGTTTTACAAACTCAAATAGATAAACAAGTTTCCTCATTAAAAGTAATGGGACAAACTCGTGGAGAATGGGATTTAACATTTGCAAAGATTGATGCATCTGCACTTGCATCAAAGAATTTAGATACAGCATTTGGTGCACTATTAACATCTGCAGCAGCAATTGATAAGATGTGGACGTCAATTTTATCAAAGATTCAAGCGTATGCTGCAGGAGTTCCAGCAAGTGTTACAGCACAGCAACAAAGTATTACAGCGCCAGTTACTAAAACAGATACACCACCACAAACAGGTACAGCGGCTACTGGGACTGCAGGGTCTGCAAAAACAACTGGCACACCATTTGGACAAGCAAGTTCAACTGTAACGGTTAAATCTGGTAATACCCTAAGTGGAATCGCAGCAACTGCAAGAGTAAAACTTGCAGATGTTATTAAGGCTAATCCACAAATTTCAAATCCAAACTTAATTAGACCAGGACAAGTTATAAAAATACCATCTTCTGCATTATATAGAGCAAAAGGTGGTATTGTTCCTAATTACTTTACAGCAGGAGGATTTGCAAGAGGAACGGATACTGTTCCAGCAATGTTAACTCCAGGAGAATTTGTTATGAGCAAATATGCTGTAGACTCTTACGGAGTAGATAGAATGAAAGCAATTAATTCTGGATCAGACAAATCATCTTCAGTGTATAATTATGAGTTAGTAGTAAATGTTAAATCAGACGCCAATGCAAATGATATTGCAAACACAGTAATGGCTAAGATTAAGCAGGTAGACAATATGAGATTAAAGGGGAATAGATTTTAATGGCCACAAATCCTAATGCTGTTCCATATATGGCGGGTAGAAAGAAATATGGAAGACCACAAGCAATGCTTTGGTCAGAAAACTCTGGAACCCTATCTAATGGCCTATACGTTCCAAATGGTTATGAAATAGGTGCAGAGATAGGAACACAAGTAGATAATGAGTCATTAAACCAATTTTTAATATTATCTGATGATAATAGATCAGAAATAGCCATAGACCAAGATAGAATTGAAAAACGTGAAAGAATGATTAATGGAAGGATGAGGTCTTATCATATCGCTGATAAACTAACAATTTCTACATCTTGGAACATGTTGCCATCACGAGCATATGCCTTATCACCAGACTTTAATTCATCAAATGGTTTATCTAATTACAATGACTCTTATGGAAAACCTACAGGCGCAGATAGTCAGTATACTTCTGACGGAGGCGCAGGCGGAGTCGAAATGCTTGACTGGTATGAAAACCATAAAGGTTCATTTTGGGTTTATCTTGCATATGATAAGTATTCTAATTTTGGCAAGAATGATGCAGCATACGGTCATTTGTCACAATACAATCAAGTAATTGAAATGTTCTTTTCTTCATTTCAATATACTGTTGTTAAGCGTGGAAACTCAAACTATGATTTTTGGAATGTCTCAGTAACACTGGAAGAAGCGTAGTATGTTTCAGAATGATGAATTAAAAAATCACCTGGAAACTTCTTCAGTAATTAGAACACAATCAGCAGTTATTGCTGAGTGGAATATGAATATTCCCAATAATATTAAAAAGATTGGCAACTACAGATATAGGCCAGCAGAACCAGCATCTATTTATAACAGTTTAATAAATAGTTTTGACATGAACGAAAATGAATTTTCTGCTGTTAAATTTTATCATGGTGCAACTGATGCTGATATTAGTTTAGACGGTGGTGTTGATGATTTAAATCAACCAATTACTCTAACTCCAAAGAAAGACAAAGTAAAACTTTTTTATTCTTTAGAAAATTGTTTTTCTAAGTTTAGACCTAGATCTGGTATTAATAAGGCTAAATATTTAAGAAACTCATACATACACCATACCAATACTAACATGGCCGATAGACCAAGATATTACATGCCAGATAAAGATGACTACTTTAAATATTGGACATCTTATAGAACAGAAGAGGGCATTGAGTATGGAATATCAAACAAAGTAATAAACGGTCAGCACTATATTTCAGATGCAGCCCCTTTTGTTGTTTATGAAAATAAAGTTCCTACAAATCGTGTAATTGTAAAGATGCAAACCCATATTGGATCTGTTGATCTTGGTCCATTTTCAAAGTCAAGCGGATCTTTTTTAGATCCATTTTATGGGGACTTTAACAAAAGAACTCCTGTTAGTTGGAAGATCCAATCATTAAAAGATAATAATTGGATAGACATAAAATCATTCAATGCATCAACAACAAGAAGAGATGGAACACCATTAATCTCAGAAGATGGCTACTTAGAGTTATCTTATGGATTGATAGTTCCAAACAGATATAGAGATGTTTTTATAAAATCAGAAGAGTATTCATCTACTAACTTTCTTCCAGAAAAAAGCATTAATGGTTATGCATATTTAATTAAGGAAAATGATTTAGATCTTGGTGTTTATCATATATGGTTTGAAAATAGATATGAAACCTTTATACCAACTTATGGTTGGGATGTTGCAGATGAATCGGTAGATAGACTTACAAATTTTGTTACAGATTTAACATCACCAATAATATACTCAAGTCCTACTGATGGTAAAAATGTTTACAGAGAATTTGAATACATTGAAGGGCTTCGAGTTGTTGTAGAAACAATGACAAAATCAGACTCAACTTTTGACTTAATCGAGTTATCTCCAAGACTAGTTGTAGATCTTTCAGATAAAACTGTTGACTTTTCAATTACAAAGACTGCATCTGATCTTGGCTTGTCAGGTCTTCCAGTTGGTCAATTACTTGCATCAAACGGTACGCTAAATTTGTTTGATTATGATCAAGCATTTAATATTAATAATAATTCAAGCATAGTAAAAAACTATATAAGTAAAAATATTCAAATTAAATTTTATGAAATTATTATTAATGTAAATGGTAATGACTATTTTGTACCAATTAAAACAATGTACACAGAAGGTTTCCCTGAAGTTGATAATGAAAATAGACAGGTATCTTTAAAATTGAGAGATATGTTTTTTTATTTTGAATCAATAACTGCTCCACAAACTCTTGCAACTAGTGCATCTCTTAGTTATGCAGTTGCTATGATTCTTGATTCTATTGGTTTTTCTAACTACATTTTTAAGAGAACACCAGGAGAGCCTGATCCGATAATTCCATACTTCTTTATATCTCCAGATACAACAGTCGCAGAAGTTTTAAATGAACTTGCTGTATCAACTCAAACAGCAATGTTTTTTGATGAATACAATAATTTTGTTATGATGAGCAAAAACTATATTCTTCCAACTGTAGACGAAAGAGTTACAGATTTTGAGTTATACGGATCTAAAGATTTTATCAAAGATGGAGTGTTACAAAACAAGGCAAGTAAAAATAAACTGGCAAACATAATATCTGTTTCTTCTCAAAATAATGATATTTTTAATGACGGCAGTATTAATTATAAAACAAGGTACATACAAAAAACATACGGATCTCTTAAGCAAGCAAGCCTTATAGACCAAGAAAAAACATGGATTTACAAGCCAGTACTTTTATGGGAGGTAACTGGTGATCAAAATGCAAAATCGGCTAATGATCAATCAAACAATCAATCCAGTTATACTCTTGCAGCAATTCCTCTTAATTCAAATTTGTCTACCACTGTCCCATATGTTGCAAACAATACTTTGCTTAACAACGTGATGGATCTTGGAGAAGGAATTTACTGGCTATCTAGATATAATGGATACTTTTATTCAAATGGAGAAGTTATTAAGTTTGATGCAGTAGAATATAGCATAACTGGATATGGCAATGTTTGGATTAACAACGTACTTGAATATCAGAATTATTTTTCTAAATTAACTCATAATGGTAAAATATATCCAACTGGCCTAGTAAGAATTTATTCTGTTCCAAATTATCAAAATATTAATGGTATTACAAAACTTAAAAATGGCCCAGTCGCAAAACATGGTAGGGGTCAGTTTGGAACACAAATTGTATCGCACAATGCTGGGTTAGACCCTTATTGGACATCAAACGATTCTGTTCGTGGTTGTACTATGAAATCAGAACTATTGTTTAGTCTTGCAGATCAGTCATCTATTGATGCTAAAATAAAAGAATTTACCTTAGACACACAGGCAGCAGGCGTTTCAAACTCATTAGCACAACAATCTGTTAGAACTGGAATTATTAAAAACTTTCTTTCACAATATTATGGAACAGAAACAGATCTTAATAAATTAAAAACAACACAGAGTGGAACTATTCAGTCTTCTGCTTTTATATTAAATGGTCCATCTTTTACAACAACACAGAGTGGTATTGACTTTGTTTCTTATGTACACAAGCCACTAACAAATAAGTTTAAACATTTTGGAACACGAATGAGAATTATTGGTAAAATTGAAAATAATGAAAATCGTGGCCAAACTCCAATTGGCAGCGATACATACTTTGTTGTAACTGGTAATTCACCAGAACAAAATATTAATATTAGCGCAGGTTCTGGCGGTCTAGCAGTAATGTTAAACCCATCAACTAACGTTGGCTACTATTTTGAAATATTAGCACTAACTGAAAACAATGTTAATAGTTATAGTAATTCTGCAGAAAATCTAGACAATGTAATTTTTTACAAAGTAATGAGAGATTCGGTTACATCAAACGCTATTCCAGTAAAATTGTGGGGCGGACTAACAAATATTATTGTTGATGACGGAAAATTTACGGGTCAGTCAAGGATGGTTGGAGAAGAAAATCCAACAGTATATGATATAGCAGTAGAATATCAAGACCTTGGAAACATAAGACGATTTTATCTATACATAAACAACAGGTTAGTATCTACAGTAGATGATACATCTCCACTTCCAATCTATAATAATATGGCTATGTTTGTTCGTGGATCTGCAAGATGTATGTTTGAAAACCTTTATGCACTAACTAATAACTATAGTCAAAACACAACTTTTGCACTAGATACCCCAGTGATGTCAGCAGTTAGCGACCAAGAAATTGATGTAAATGAATCATTTAGAAAGTACGCTATGAGTGGAATAGTTCAGTCAACCTATCTATCAGGAATAAGCGCATCACAACCACCAGAGTATAATATGTACTTTGAAGAGTTTGGTTGTATTATGAGAGAGGCAGCATACTTTAATATCAGATATGATAAAGCATATCCCGCTCTTTATGCAAAACTTTCACCAACATTTAATAAAATAAAAGGATATGTTGTTTCTGGATTTAGAGCAGGTTCATATGGAGCAGAGTTTTTAATTTTTAATTCAACAGATACTGCCATTAGCCTTGACGAAACAACTGGAAATTATTTAAGAATTCAGGGCGTAACATTTACACAAGAATCCCAGCACGAGTTAACTATGGATGAATATTTTAGTAAAAATAGTGATTTTTCAAATCCAGATATTTCAGGTTCAAATTTAATTAAATCTCCAATTAAGTACGACAATGACTTTAAAGATATAAAAGTTAGCAGAATGACATACGGCAAAAAAGATTTTTCATTAGAAACTCCTTATATTCAAACACAGGATGACGCTAATAGTTTAATGGAATGGATTGTTAATAAAGTGATTAAGCCTAGAAGATCTGTAGGCTTAAAAATTTTTGCAACTCCAACCTTACAACTAGGAGATATTGTTACTATTGACTATAAAGATAATGACCTAGTTGATCAAGTTTCTGGTGTTTCAAGTAGGTTTGTAGTATATAATATAGAGTATGCAAAAAACTCAGAAGGTCCAGATATGAATATATATTTGAGTGAGGTATAAGATGGTTGAAGCAACACCAAATCTGCCAATACCTAATGCATCTACTGCATCAGAAGGTGTTCTTGCAGCATCTAAAGATATTTTTGTTATAACAGATGAGTCACTTCCAATAGAAATAATGACTGATCTTGTTTTTGAAGACATAGGTGGGCAAGAAATTATTAATATATCAAGATCAGATATTGTCAGTGGTCAAAATGTTATTTATCAACCAATCAAAAACCTGACATTATTAAACTATCAATACAATCCGCAAAATATTATTTCATTACAAGATACTTTAGAGAGTTATTTTAAAAAATTTCCAATACAACTAGATAAAAAAATACCTACAGTCGGAACTGGTGGAAACAATGAAACAGCATATATTGACTC